TTGGAAAATTATCTAAAAAAAGCCAGGCGGCAATTAGTAATAAGCACTGATAATATAACGTGGCGAAAACTTACGCCGGTCGAATGTGAGCGCTTGCAGACTGTACCTGATAATTATACTGATGGAGTAAGCAATACACAGCGGTATAAAATGCTTGGGAATGGTTGGACGGTTGACATTATAGCGCATATCTTAAAAAGTATAAAGGAAAAATAATGTTTGTACACTTACACGTGCATGATGAATATTCAATACTTGATGGTTTTGGAACAACTGAAAATTTTGTTAACCAGGCTATTCAATACAATCAACCCTGTATAGCAATTACAAATCATGGAAACATTGACAATTTTTATAAATTGCAAGCAGCGTGTAAAAACAAAAACATAAAACCCATTTATGGTGTTGAATTATACATTGTTAAAGATGCTTCGATAAAAGAAAAAGGTGAAAAAAGAAATCACATTACTGTTTTAATTCAGAATGAAACAGGATATAAAAATCTTATGTGTATCTTGACAAAATCACATCTTGATTATTTTTATTACAGACCCCGCGTTGACCCTGCTTTACTATTACAATATAAAGAAGGGCTAATCTTTTTGTCTGCATGTTCAGCTTCCTTAATTCATCGGGATTGGGGTGTTCAATTTTTAACAGTAATTGACAAACAGAATGTTTTCCTGGAAATAATGCCACATTATTATCATGAACAACAGAAAACAAATGAATTAGCATTTGAATTGTCTAAAAAATACGGATGGAAAACAGTAGCAACGAACGATTGTCATTATCCAAAAAATGGTGATGAATATACACAAGAAGTATTATTGGCAATACAAACAAAAGCAAAATGGAATGATAAAAAAAGATTCAAATTTAATTGTACTGGCTTGTTTTTAAAGTCTGAGTACGCAATGATAAAAAGTTTGGTTGCAAATTTTATTGCTGAAGATCAAGCAATTGAAGCGTGTAATAACACAATGCTTGTTGCTGATATGTGCAAAGATTTTGATTTACCTGAAAATGAAATATCAATTCCGAAACTGTATGAAAACTCAAATTATGAATTAAGTGTTTTGTGTGAAAAAGAAATGTATAAATTTTCTGAAAACAAGATTTATGTTGATAGATTAAAAGAAGAATTGCAACAGATAAAAAACAAACCAGGGTTTGCAGATTATATTTTAATTGTATATGATTTAATTTCATGGTGTAGAAATAATGATGTAATGGTTGGCCCGGGGCGTGGTTCATCAAGCAGTTCCCTAATTTGTTTCTTGCTTGGAATCACAATGGTTGATCCCATCAAACATGATTTATTGTTTTCGAGATTTATTGCACCATCAAGAATTGATCTACCTGATATTGATATTGATTTTGAGGACAGGAAAAGGTATTTAGTAGTTGAATATTTGATTGAAAAATATGGTGAAAATCATGTTGCAGGGGTTTCAACTTTTTCCCGTTTAGGATGCAAAGGAATTTTTAGGGATGTTTGTAGGGTGTTTGAAATTCCTTTAAATATTGTTAACATTCATGCAAAAATGATTGATTCCGAATTATCACTTGCAGATAATTTTGATGAAGAAAAAAATGATTATGCAAAATCGTTAAACAAATTTAAGAACAAATATAAAAAGCAAGTTTCAGCAATGATAAATGCTGAAAATACTATCAGGCATAAAGGCCAACATGCTGCGGGCGTTATTGTTTCAGCTGAAAATTTGCATACATCAGGTAAATGCTATTTGACAAGAGCAAGTAAAAATTGCAAAACAGGCGTTGACAAATTAATCAATTGGGATAAAAATGAACTTGACACTGTTGGTTTTATCAAACTTGACATTTTAGGGTTAAACGGGTTGTCAACTTTAAGTGAAATTTTAAGATTAATTAAATTGAGACATGATAAAACTGTAATACTTGATACAATTGAATTTGATGATAGTTCTGTTTTATCTGCATTTTCAAATCATAACGGTCTGGGTATTCATCAGTTTGCAAGTTCAGGAATGCAGGATTTTTGTTGTGATTTAAGGATTGAAAGTTTCAAAGATGTTGTTGCGGCTAATGCATTATGGAGGCCTGGAACATTAAAAACAAAAATGAACATTAAATATGCAAGGCGAAAAAACGGGATTGAAAGAACAACATATTTACATGAATCAATCGAATCGATTACACAAGATACGTATGGAATAATTTTATATCAAGAACAGGTGATGCAACTGGTTCATGAAGTCGCTGGTTTATCCTGGGAAAAGGCCGATGAAATTAGGAAAGTAATTGCAAAATCAAAAGGCAAAGAAGCGTTTCAAAAATATAAAACTGAATTTGCGAATGGTTGTGTTGAAACATCAAATGTCAAAAAAGATTTAGCTGGTTCAATCTGGGATTTATTAGAAAGTTTTGGAAATTATTCATTCAACAAATCACATGCAGTTGCATATTCTGTGATTAGTTATTGGCAAATGTATTTCAAAGTTTATTATCCGTTAGAATTTTACGCTGCTACATTATCATTTTGTGCTGATGATATTAAAACGGAATTGATCAGGGAAGCACGCAAAAATAATTTACAAATCAGATTGCCGTTTGTTGGAATTTCAAAACCTGAAACGTGGTATATATATGATGATAAATTGTATTGCCCATTCTCAGAAATAATTGGTATTGGTGCAAATATATTCAGTGCTAAAAAGAAATTAGATTTATTTGAAGATGTTAAAGAAACCCTTACAAGCAGGGATTTTGATTTATTAACTAATGCCGGGTGTTTTTTAAATAAAGTTTTGACTGATGAAACTGCTTTTAATGTCCGTGAATATTATAAAATTAATTGGTCAAAATAAATCATTCAGAATTGAAAAAACTTACAATATATATAGTATAAAAAGGCGGGTAAAAACATGGATATAAAAAAAGATTTACAAATCGATCCTTCGAAGCTTGATGAAGAATGGATTAAACAGCCGTATCTTTTCCAGGCATGTGCTGAAAAAGTGGTTGATTTTGAGGATGCAAGGGATAGACAAAAAAGAAATCTTGAAATTATCCTTGCTGAAACTGAAAAGGGGGTTAGGCAATGCGCTGAAGAAAATAGTGAAAAGTTGACTGAAGCAAAAGTGAAAGCAATTGTTATCACTAATGCAAAAGTTGTTGAAGCTGAAATGAATTTGTTGGATTTAACAAAAGCTGCAAAAATAGCAGGTGTGGCAATTAAAACACTTGAACATAAAAAAGAAGCTTTGAAGAATTTAACAAAATTGTATGAACAAGGATATTCAAAATTATTGTGCGATGGTGGATTAAGACCAAAAACAAGTTTTCAAAATTATTGTGCGGTGGCGGATTAAAACCAAAAACGAATTAAAGGAAAACAAATGAGTCTAAAAGATCAAATCAGAAAAAGAACTGAAGAACATCAAAAAGAAAATACGAGTACAGCAGGAAAGTTTTTACCTGTACATTTTGATGGGGAATTATACAAGCCTGATGAGGGTACAAACAATGTTGATATTCTGCCGTACATAGTTGGCAATAATCATCCAACCCTGAAAGCCGGTGATGTTGATTTTTCACTTTCTTATTGGGTGCATTATAATGTTGGCCCTGGTGAAAAGGTTTTTGTATGCCCGAAAAAAACTTATGGTCAACGTTGCCCGCTCTGTGATATGGTTAAAGCACAGCAGGATGATGGTGCAATCTGGGATGATGTTAAAGCACTGGCGCCAAAAAGGAGAACGCTTTATAATGTGATTCCCGTTAATCAAAACGGCCCAACTGATTGCAAATTGTTTGATGTATCATTTCATTTGTTTGAAAAGATGTTATCAAAAGATTGTATTGTTGATGGTGAAGTTGTGTATTTTGCTGAAATTGATGAAGATGGAAGAACGGTAAAATTCAAAGCCAGAAAGACGCGGGCCAACGGGCGGGAATTTTTATCTTATGATTCGTTCATGTTTGAAAAGCGTAAATATACATACCCTGAAGATATTCTAAAAAAGTCAATTTGTCTTGATGATATTCTTATCAAGTCAACTGCTGAAGAAATTCAAGCAGCACTTGAAGGTGATGAACTTTTTGAAGATGATGTTGAACCTGAACCGGTTGCTGCTGAAAGAAAACAAAAAGCAGAATCATTTTCTGATCAGGCAATTGAACAGCACGAATCAGGCGTTGTTGTTTGTCCTACTGGACATGTGTATGGAACTGATAATGATCAATTTCCAGAATGTGAAACATGTAAAGTTTGGAAAGAATGTTTTAAATCAATACAGTAAATTGATTTGCTTGAAACAGGCGTGAAAATAATACCTGCCTGTTTCAAGTTTTATAAAAAGGAAAATAAATGGCTCAAAATTATGTAGAAATAGAAACTAATGATTCAACAATAGACTTGGTTTGTCCTTTTTGTGG